GAACTTAAAGAAGTCAAAGGCAAAAAGATTATGCCATTTCCGCTCACTGAGGCATTAAAAGAATTATTTGCTTCTATGCCAAAATCATTAGGATCGTGGGCTTTTATCAATCCAAACACCGGAAAGCCGTATAGCAAGACTGTGTTGAATGAAATTTTTACCCGGGCAGTGAAGAAGCTGGGGCTTACTGTTTCGCTCACGGAATTTGGACGGAAAAGTTTTGCTATGGGAATGCTTCAGCAGTTGGATAAAGGGATTGTATCTCACCTATTAAGGCACCAAGACCCACGTATGATAGATCATTATGCAGAGTATCAGACAGCGCCGTTAAAAAGTGCGCTTGATAAGGTGCAACACTTGTCTGAATTTGCACCTAACTTGACAGAAAAAAAGACCTAAGTTGTTGAAATCATTGGTGGGCGGTGTGGGATTTGAACCCACGACTAGGTTTGTAATGTATTGAAAACACAATATATATTCACCGATATGTATAGGATTTGCAATTTACTTGACAACGATGGGAGAGAGTGATGGAAACCAAAGAATGGAAACGCCGTTTTCTTAACCGATTAATTGAAAGGGGTCTTTCACTTGAAGAAGCCGATGACATATTTCAAGCGGGAGGCCATGATTTTGATTTTGAACCCGAAGATTCTGCTGACGATGAACTCAGTTATTGGCCCAGTGATGGGTGAAAGGGGCATCTAAGAAAATTTGAAGTATGGGAGGGAGAGAGTGAAAGCAAAAGATATAGCCAGAGATGCAATAGATTTATTTTTAGAGTATCGGGATGTTCATGGCTACAATGAAAAGGATGCAAAAGATAGGGCTATTTTTGAATGTGATGAGGGGGAGTATTACAGGGAACTCGACAATCTCTCGGAATACATCCCTTGAGGAGTAAGGGCATCTAAGGAAACTTGAGTATGGGAGGGAGAGAGTGATGTTAATTCAACTTCATCATCAATTTAAAGACGGGCATACGGAAATGTGTGCTCAAAGGGAAATATCGAGCCATGATGAGATGAGAGCGTTTGTAAAGGAAATCAAATGCAAGCGCCCTGTGCCTGAAAATGCTCAGTTGATGGCTTGCGGCGAAAACTCTCCTCATTTTTGGAAAACATCTACCGACAACCCCCCGGAACAATCCCCTGAATCCCTTGAGGAGTAAGGGCATACCAGTATCGTAATGATACTGGTTTTTGGGGGTAAGTGATTGGAATATTTATATAAATTTCCTGAAAAGGTTCGGGAAAGGAGGGAGAGGTTACGGGAATGTACAGCTATTACTCACCGTTGCCCATTCTGTGCCTGTCCAGATAAGCAAAAGGTATTCATCTACAGCATCAAACCTCGCAACTTCATCATCTGCCGTCTCATGGTGGGCTATTGTAATGTCAAAATTATTTCCCGCCACCGACATAGTAATAAGTTTCTGCTGACCCTGAAAGAGTCCATCGGCCAAAGTTCCGGTTCTCTCCCCCCCGCTTGAATCAAGATATGTCACGCCATAAACATTAAGCGCCTGAGCATCGGCGGAAACAGTTTCGTCCAAGCCAGTGTTGTTTTCGATTCTTCCGGTAGAGCCTGACGGCCAGAGATTCGCAAGGCTATCCCCGGAACATTGGTTATTTCTAATATCAACATTAGCCACTGCATCATCAAATTGAATGGGTTCTTTCCCACTCCCGCTGGTGCGAATGACATTGGCATCAATTATGGTATTTTCAGCCGGATAAGATAGGGCTATTTTATCCCCCCGAATACCCTCTAACGTGCTGGATAAAAAGACATTCCCTTTAATCGCACTGTTCTGAATATCAGTGAAGCGCAGGGGATAACCAACGACATTCATCTTATTGCCGTTAATCCCAAAAATATAGTCGGTAGCACTGCCTATAACCTTGATTCCACCTCCACTGGTCGTAGTTTTGCCCGTGTTTCCCTCAATAATAGTCCCAGCATTGGCATAGATAAGCTGATTGGCATCTGTGCCATGCAGGGTATTCCCAATAACACTGTTTCCGTAGGTTTCGGTGCTTGAACCCTTCACGCAGATATAGCCATTGCCGCCTACGCCACCATCTTTGATTTCATTGTTGGCAACGACATTGCCATACCCCCGAACATAAATAGCCTCATGGTCGGCACCTGCCCCATTGATACCGTCTATGTGGTTATTTGTGATGGATGAAAGGTTTCCGTAGAGCAGCACAGCATGACACTCGTAATCTTCTGGTGCCTGGATAGTTTCAAAGCTGTTATCGTGAATGCTAACCGCTTTTGTATTGGCAACTATGGTTCCATCTCCCAACAGGAGAGAGGTAGCAGCGGCTGTGGTTCCCGTAGTTGCCCCGCAATCATGGGACCAGTTAGAGTGAATATCGGCAAATTGAATCCGCATCTCAAGGCGGCAACCATATCTGTCAATGCTGTCAAATTCGCAGCCGGTAATCCGTAACTCTGCGATCTCATAGTCGCTCACGTCGGGCGTACCGCCTGCCGCTGGTGCGCGTATGGCCGATTCCATCGTGTCAAAGATGACGTTTTGGACATCAATTAGAGCTACGTTAGCTGAGGCATTTAGGTAGAAGGCTCCTTTATTGGCATCGTTGGACCAATTGGAGATCTTCATGTTTCGAGCAATAAAGGAGGTAGCAAAAGTGAATTGCTTGCCGCCTGAAAGGATGGTTTTGTCACCCTCGCCTTCTAAGATAACTTTGTTGGAAACAGAGATATCGAGATCTGTAACAGTATAGGTCTTGCCAAGGAAATGAAGGGGGATTTCAGTAGAACCCACTGCTGTAATTGCCGAGGATACCGCAGCGGCATTGGTTCCAAACCAGTCGACAAAGCATTTTTCTACCGCCCCCGCGCCAAAACTCACCGTAATGCTTGAACCAAAAACCTGATACAATCCAGCCTCAAAAGGGCCGTTTTGCGTGAGGGTATAGGAGCCGTCAATCTGACAATTCCGCATACCAACTGTATGCAGCGTGGTCGGGATTGTAGCATTTGCCGTGAGAGTCGTTGACTTATCGAGAATGAGGGTTTGTTCGGTGGCGCCTATCGCCGTGATAGCCGTATTTAAATCGGCATAATTGGTAAGCCGGTCAATCTTGGGGCCTATGCGAATCCAGCGTTTATTGCCCGCGTTAGTATCCGGACTAATGATACGGGGTGAGGCCTCGGTTGCTCCGCTATCAGCATCGAGCACGTAAAAATAGGCTTGATCATCAGAAGCAAGGACAACGGCGAGATTGCCATCATCGAGAAGATTGCCATCTATTGAATCAAGAGCACCGACCGCGCCCCCTGTTAGGCCCGAGGCTCCTCGTATCTTATTGGCCATATCAATAACCCTCTAACTTGATCTCGCCCCTGTAATACTCGATATATGGCTTATTGTGAGCCACAAGGGGCTCGTTTTCGTTCATCAGCATAAGACTGTGTGCCTCTGTCGGCCCATTATTAGAGGTGATATAAAACTGCAATTTCGTGTTCGTATCCCACCATGAATTGATCAGTGAAGCATAACTCGCGCAAAGCCAGTTCACGGAAAACTCTATCTTGTCTTGCTCATACCATTTATAGGTGCGGAGATTCCCGAATTTCGCCCTGGTATCCGTGCGCCTTTGCCGCTTTCCTATCCATAGATCATATTCGGGGTAGAGACTGACAGCCAATGGCCAGGTGGGACCGAGGGCATAGTGAGGGATAATTCCGAACGTATCATCCCATTCATAGTCGCTGGTATTCTCAAACGTGATATCGCTTGTATCTTCATAGATCGTATTGAGCATATTTTCACTTGATAAGGGCCAACGCCAAATCAGCTATCACGCCAAGGAATGTCAACGCTATCCCGGTGATCAGAACGAGAAATCTGTTTTTCAATGTGTTTATCTCCTTCCACTGGCTTTTATCGGATTCTTTTAGATATCCAATATCGCTTTCAATGCCGCTATGTTCGCTGCAGTGCTTATCCATTTTTCAACTTCAATGATTTGCAGAGTACATAATCTAGTTTAGGGATTATATCCTTTTCAATATCGACAGGTGTTTTGGTGATATAACGCTCAAACCAATCGTCGTTTTTGATTCTAAGTGTAACAGGAATTTTGGGCCATTCTTTTTCAATGCTTTCATCAATCTCATAATCACTAAGAATGGTCTCAAGCAAATCTCGCTCACCCTTTCGAGCATACATGGTTTCAAGCTCTTCCTGGTCGGGATTGACAAGGATAATCTCGTGTTTGTCAGAATCATAGGAATTGCCAAACGGATGAGGTCTCAACGAAGGATCGGGTAGACCAAAAGAACAATGATCAGAAGCAATATCAGCGCTGATTATTTTTTTTGTAACCTTATTTCTTAAAATCCAGATCCAGAAAACCTCACCTGATGAACTGATATATCTATAAATAACGTATGCAGTAGTAGCTCCCCCGGCTGCTTTGATATGAACACTTTCTCCTGTATAACTGGTTCCAGCGCTTGTAGAATCAGTATCATCAGAGCGTTTAAAGTCGGCAGTTCCAGAGCCTCCTACGTATTTTATTCTGCATGCAAAACCATACTCTGCATAAGTCAAAATCTTTTCTGTCCAGACGCTTTCAGTGGTTGATTGCTCATGTGTGCTGGTTTTTAATTTAGCTTGTGAAACAGCGCTTGCCCCGATTTTTCCCTCCGTGATAGCCCCCGTATCCACGGCGGCCTCTTTGATTGCCGGGGCCCCGCTGTCACCATTGGCAAGGGCCGTGATGTTGTCCCTCAAATTCTGCATTTGGGTACTTGTGAGTTTCGTCCCGTACCCGAATGCACTTGATAGATCAACCCAGGTCATTTCAGATCATCTCCGTTCAAGAATTCCTTGATTGCCTGCATGTGTTCGGGGCAGAGGTGTGCGCGATCCGCGCCGGTTCGATCATCAAAGATACCGGCGATATGCCCCCAGCCGGGATGCCCCTGGTTGAAATGCCCCTCCGTGTGCTCGGCCTTGCACCCCTTCCGATCACATACAATTTTGTTTAATTCGGTCACAGCAACAGATGTTCTCCGTCTAAATAATCGACATCCAGATAAAAGCCGTGCAATGTGGCAGCCTCATCCAGCTCCATTTTCAACTGGCCATCATCCATATTGAGTTCGGTTTCCACCAGCCGCCAACCGTCAGCGGAGGTGATGCTGTAAAAGCTATCCACGAGCCGGATTGTTTCGCCTATTTTCTGCCGCATACCATACAGATCGAGATTGACGCCGAACCTCCGGGGGGGCTCGCTGTAAAGCGTCACCCTTTTTTCGGCGTGAACGGTGGCATCGACGCTCGTTGTATGCCAGATGGTATCATCTTTGTAGACTTCCTCATGCTGCCCGTAGGAGCTGATTGAATCGGTGTGAACGGCATACACGGTGCTCTGAAAATAATTACTCGCCACCGAATAGTTAAAAAAACAGAATGCCTTATTGACAAGGCGCTGGCTTTCCACGTCTATTTCAAGGTCTTGATAGGCCGTATTTACAAAGGTCTTATCAAGGGAGCTGACCTCGCCGTAAGAAAAGAAATTGATCTTGCCGTCGCCCTCGACATAGATTCCGGAATCCGTTACCTCGGCCAGGCTTTTCAGGGCTTCAATGACTTTCACGCCATCGTAGTGCGCCGCACATTCCACGCTATCACTCGATAAAACAGCGGCCCAGGCCTGGAAGGACGTGTAATCAATATCGGGGTTGTTTGTGCTTTCAAGGCTGGATTTCCCGCCGTAACAGGTGCAAAGCGTCCAGGCTATATCGGAGGGAATTTGAGCCGCCAGGCTGACCGGGGCATCGGAAGCTCCGACCTTCCGCTTTTCGAAGTCATAGAGATTGTCTACAAATTCAACTTCACAGACCTCCTGCTTATAGCCGACGTTTTTCAGGTATCCGGTGTAAAGCGTAATGAGCTCATCCCCGCTCGTGGCATGATTAAACCCTAGCTGCAGTGTGGCCGTATTCGGGATTGTGTAGACGTTTGAATAAAAGCCGTTGAAATGCCCATCGGTATTGTCCAGCGGTACGGTGATTTTGAGAGAGCGGAGATCGTTCACCGTGCGCTTGATCCGGGGCCAGCGTGTCACCCGATCCGAATAATCCGAGGTGCCGATGGTAAATTGACGCACCGGCTCGGAGGCGATATTTTCGAGCTGCACCTGAAACCAGCTTGTCACATCATACGGCATCAATACCCCTCAAGCTCGATCTTTCCCTTATAGTAGTTGTTGTACGGCTTGTTGTAGGCTGCCAAGGGTGTCTCTTCGTTTAAGATCATAACGCTATGAACCTCCGTTGTGCTGTCCGAGGTCACAGACCACAAAAGCTCCGTATTGCTATCCCACCAGG